ATCTGGAACAATGTAACCACCTTCGTCCGAAGTGCCTTCCTGTAATGCACCTTTGGCGGCAATATTATCACCAGTCTTGATCCAATGCAGAAATGACTTAGTAGCATCATTTTTGAACCCCAGCTCGGTGACTTTTTTTACATTTCCTAAAGCCAAACCGCCCTGTTCATTTGACGGCGCATTGAAGGATTTTTCCATCGAATCCACTTTTTCAGAAATGGGCAATACTGCACCCTTGATCATTTCTCCGATCTTTGCGTAATCAATTTCCGCCGGCTTAATTTCTGCGGTATTTTCAGCCTGTTCTATGTTTTCGTTTTCCATTTTTTTCCCCTTACTTAGTTTTGTTGATTTAATTTCAATATTCAAATCGTTCTGCATTGTTTCGGTCTTTGCCTCTTCGGCCTCTACCTCAACCTCCGGCATCACAGATTTGACATTCACAACGGCGTATTCATTCGCCGGTTGTCTCCATTCGTTCGTGTCAAATAAAGCAAGTTCACCTATTGGCCACACATCAATCATGTTTGCTTGCCCCATTCGCACTAAATGCCCAATAGCACCCGATGATGCGCGTGCTTTACCGACATCGGCCAGCACCCGCAAGGCAAGTTGCTCCGTTTCATCCAAGCGCGCATCAAACCAATGTCCACGCTCATCGACTCTTGTGTACTTAGCCATGCCGATAACGACAGGTCGATCCTGCCAATCCATTGGATCGTCTGGACCGTAACCGTGATAATAAGTTATTGGTACCGTATCGCCGATATTCAGCCAAATTTCAGTTCCCTCGTAGAACGCTTCTCCATCTGAATCGCGCCCCATATTCGGACCGCCAAATGGCACGCCCAGCACTTCAAGTAGCGGACTATTGTAATCGTCATAATTGCGCAACGATTTAACTGTCTCTTCCGTGCGGACAGGAATGTTCTTCACATTCTCTGGAATTCGTACCTTGATCCGTAATTTTTTATCGTCCATGTTTACCCCTGTGTTTAACAAAAAAAGCCCGTTCTCTTTTACAGAGAATGGGCTTATCTATCTAAGGCGATTCTACGTTTGTTTGCCGCGACCCGAAGGTGGGGGCTGGTTAGGTGTTATACTTATCTTAAAATGTTTGTAATTATCCTTATACTGACAATTATACCATTAAATGGCGCAATTCACATGCGCATGGTTATACTTTTTTGTAGTGTTTTAGAATATCCTCAATCTCGTGCACTATCATCATCAGCGCTCTGTATATTATACTCAAAAGGTGATATTGCCAATCTGTCATTCGAGCGCCTTCTGGATGGCTCGTAGAACCATCGCTTGAACCTTTTCGCTTTCCTGTTCGGCCACCTGCGCCTCGGTCAGCCATCCCTGCGCTCGATGATAGAGCGATTGTGCATCTGCTGCCTGTACAAATGGTCCATAAGATGTGTTGTTTCCGACAATCTGCGTCATACCGTCCATTGAGGATGAGATAGCCCAGCGTTTTGCCAGGTTCGATGTTCTGGCATACGGGGTCTGATAGATACCAACCGCAAAAAACCACCGGCGCTGTTTCTCTGTTTTGAACGATGAGCCATAAACACTCTTGCGTGTGAGATGTGCCTGCGGAGGATAAATAGATATTTTACCCTTGACATGGATAGCGCCAGCTAACAAACCATCCGATATGGCGGGTTTTACCATATCAAGTTTTTTTACAATATCTTTAATACCTTCAACTTTGATTGAGTACATTACACAACTCTCATTTCGTGATTAGCCCAGCATCTACACCGTGGATGAGCTGGTGGATAATCAGACCAACCATCACCATATTGTTTCCCATGACGCGGTCCACAAATAGCACATACCCTATCATCATTTGCGGTCTGCCATGTGGCGATCATTCGGATGTGTGGATTTTCCATTTCAATCATGTTCACAAGTGCTAGCTCACCCTGTACGCTGGCACGGGTCACCTCAGTAACCGCTATCATCTCTGCACGTACCGGCCCGAATAAATTGGTAAGACTGTCAGCCAGTTGGCTTATGGTCATTGTTCCATTTTCATAATATGCGGTCAGCGCAGTTTGTATCCCGCGCCTGGTTACATCAGTGATGTCTTTCACCAATTCAAATGTATATTTATTTACCCATTCGATTGCCCTGGTGTTGATCAGCCCCCAGTCCGCAACTCCGACCGGCAATTCCTTCATCAGTAGTTCCGCTTGCGCGATGTAAATGTTTTGCATCTGCTGTTGCATGGAATTAGACAGCTCTCGTCCTACAGAATCCCACCACTCAGCCGGTACATTTTCCATTTTTGGTGGATCGCCTAGCAACTGCATAACCTCATCAAATTGTATACCGAGTGCTTTGGCTATAGCTTTGGCGAGATCGCGTTCTAGCTCTGGACGGTTGGGAATATTGGACATTATCCGTACACTCCATACTTAATCGCATCATCAAATACCCGTTTGATACCCGCCTCGTCTTTGGTCGTTTCCAGCGCTCCGCTGATCGCTCCATGCATGCTCAGCGGGATGATAGTAGACTTAAACTCCCTTTTGTCTCCCTTACTCAGCCGGCGCAGCTCAAAGCGCAACCATCTGCGCAACTCATCCTGTACAGACTTACTGTCATTCATGTCATTAATAGGACGGCTATCCGCTTGGGTCTCCGCCGGCACATCGAATTTTTCATCAAGTGAGTTGTAGTCAATCCCTTCAGGCAGATCGATACCCAAAATTTGTGCGGCCACGCTCGGCCTCATGCCAGCAGTTACATAGTTGTAGTAACTATCAGACCGTCGCTCTTCATCCTCCTGGAAGATATCCAGCTCATCAAATGCAAACTCTAGTTCCATGCCAAAATGCGGACGCAGCAGCTGATTGTTGATTGTGCGTGCCAGTTTGTTTCCGCGCGGTCGGATGGTGTCCTGCCAGAACGATAATCGGTGCTCTTTGGCCGTCGCATAGTTACTGGCATCTTCCAACATGGTAACCGGTATGCCAAATGCCCAAGCAATATTGCGTCGTGCCTCAGTTGATAACTCAGGCATAGCTAGGTCCTTTATCGGTTGAGAAAGAACCTTTGGATCAATTTGTTCAGTATTAATAGCAATAGTTCTAAAAGCATTTTTTATGCCGCTTGTGATCTTTCTAAAAAATCCCTCGATGCGCTCTTTTTCCTCTTTGTTGCTCAGACCCTGAATGCCTAGAATGGTCACCGGCATTGCGCCCTTTTCAAAGAAAGCACTCGCAAAATGTGTCATATATCGCATCAAGCCAGATGATAATAGTGATACGCCAGTGGCGGACACGCCCGCCCCAATATCATTTGATGGATTAAAATCACGGAAATAGACTATGTCCTGGCTGGTCCAGGGTCCGGTATTGCGAGTGGCTTTATCTTGAGTAAATATCAGCGTTCCTGCATCTGGGTCCAATTTGACTGACATTGTAAATGGATTGAGCCATTGCACACCATCCTTTATGACACCTGTTTTGTTAGATAGTTTGAGCCAATATGCAGCTCCATTTAGCAAAATGGATGCTTCCGTTAACCATATCAGATCGTACATATCCTGTGGCAATGGCCAGTTAACCTCTTCCCTGCTGTTTGGATCTCCAGATGTTTTGTATATGTGGATCGGGCAACTAGTCAGAGTATCGCAACGCAGGTTTACACATCGGTAAATGAGCGGCACATATGCAAATGCTGTTTGCTCATCGTGCAGGTGATCGCCTTCCATTATGGCTTCAGCCCATGCCGGTATGGTCATGATAGCTTTTATGTTTTTCCCGATATCAATTTGTTTAGTACTATATACTTTTGTAGATGTCATGTAATCCCCCTAGACCTCGAACAAGACAGCTGCTTTATTGGTTGGTAAATTGGCTAATAAAATAGACTCGCCCTTATCCGGGCTTCTGCCAAGACGCTTCTTAATTTCTTCCTTACTCTCGATCATCACGCCGGATGTTTTGACTGCATATTTGGCGGTACACAAGTCCGCAACGATGTCATTGCCAGGCGGTAGAGCCACGTCATCACCATGCACTGGATCGAGCGCCTCCCGCATACGCCAGTAGTATTCGGCACGCAAGTTATGCATGAGTAACTTGCCAGACCTATCGTGATAGTTGGATGCAGCAGCTGCATTGATCGGTACAACATTTTCATACATCCCATTCAGCGAGTCGAACGTGCTGGCTCCATATCCAACCACATCAACATTTATGTAACCAGGCAATTCTTCTCCTAGTGCCTGATGGACGAGCTCCGCGGATGTTGGACCGTCCGTTGTAGCGTATCCAGGCCACCATGACAGCTCATCAAAATAATTGCCATAACGTTTGCTCATGGACATTTTGTCCTTGCCACCGCGGGCAGGATCAATGCCAACTGCGGTAAGTGATATAGTTGGTTTTGTCCGTATTCTCCAGCGCTCCTGCGCCAGGATAACCCATTCAGTTGGAATGACCTGCCACGGATCGATCTCGCTGGTTGCATCAAAATTGCCATACAGCAGCATGGAACGCAACGGCTCGGGGAGCGACTGCAATACGCTGATGTACGACCGATCAGTCGCATAAAAGGGATTGTCAGCAACATGTGCTGGGATAAATGTCCTCGAGCGTGGATAGATGATCTCTGTCCCACTCTTAAATGGCTCTCCACTGAGGAGCTCACGTTCTTCGCCGTCAACTGTCGCATACCAGCGCAGCTCGCCTGGTTTGGCTGGGTTGGGATGTTTCTTATCCAACCACGCGGCCCAACGTCGGATGATCCAGTTACCGCTCTCGTTGAGCGGAGGGTTACCGGTTGCGATAACTCGCACACGCTGGCCGGGTGTTGTGGTTCGGTTCCACCCGCAGATAAACTCGTACTGCGACTCGCTAAACTCGGATAGCTCATCAAATGCCTTGAGGTCATGCGACCGTCCTTGCCAGTTTGTTTTATCATCCTCATACTGGACAGCGCCAAACTCAAGGGTGCGGTTATCCGGGAAAGTCCATAGTTTATCTGATTTGTTCTCTTGCCCTCCACTACCGATAATTTCCCTTGCCCGGCGCATGATGGACGCCAGGTTGGGGTAAACGCGCCGGAAAATAGCCGAGTGCTCGTGGCACTCAATGGCTGCTCCCAGCACCAGGTCTGTTTTGCCGCCACCTGCCGCACCTCCGTAAAACAGTTCATCTGCCCTTGTCAGCAGGGCTTGCCATTGCGGTTTGCTCTGCGGCATCCACAGCGCCGTCCTGCGTTGTACTCTCTCCAGGTATGCACGCTCCGATGGCAATAGCGAGTGCAGATAACGCTCTATTTGCTTGACGTTCATCAACAATCCTATCTCCGCCGCTGGTGATATCCATCGTCTGTAATGGTTTGCCCATTAAGTAATCCGATAGCCACTCCCGCGCCCTCGGGTCACCACGCTTGGCTTGCTCGACTGCCTTGCGGATAATTTCTATCCACTCCTCTGCACTAACAGCAGCCTCCATTTTTTTAAGATACTTATACTGGTCAATCGATCTCCCCTGTGGATTACCGGAGTGTCCCTTGACATACCTACCATGACTGTCACGTACGATTCCATCAGCCACGTTGTATCTCCGCTACAAACTCGTCGTCGTCATAGATCACGATATGCAGATATCTACCGCCTGCCTGGCATTCCGCCAGCAGCGATAGGTAGCGATTGACCGGCTCGGGGCAATCTATCGTTATGCGTGGACTGCCATCAGCCATCGTTTGTACCCGGGCTATTGCACCAGGAAAATCAGCGAGTGGGGTTATATTAGCCATGTTTTACCGTGATTTCTACGTCATCTCCGTCCTGATCCTCGACCGTACAGCGCACGCTATCGACTGGTGGCACATACGTACCGTACTCACAGTTATGACCCTCGCACACATGATATGTTTTGCCGCATTCGAGACAGACAGCATACGGATCGTGGATCATGTGGCACGCTCTGAGATATAACATCACCTGTCTATCTATGGCTAGTAGATCACTCGCTACACTGCACCAGTAACCTATATCATCCATAATATCTACCTTTTTTTTATTTTTTTTGCGGGCTCAGCGCAAACGCCGACTGGTTGGCGATCATTGCCAGCACAAACGCACGCACGACCTGTACCCATCCATCCGCTGTGCCACACATGCCCGCAACGTCTGGAGCCAGTTTGACCAGCAGCCCGCCACAGTCCAACGCATACATACCGCCGGCCACCAGCGCCAGCATGCCTAGCATGACCAGCCGTTTTTTGTCGCCGCTCAGCTCGCCGTACCATGCCGATAGCCCAGGTAAATATGAGTACAGCAGCGACAGCACAACTCCACTCACACTCGATAGTAGATCAGACGTCATTTTATACTCCTTTACTAGTTTACCTTTTACTAGTTTAGTATATCACAAAGCGCACCAAAATACCAGTCAAGAATTGCCTCAAATAAAAAGTAACTATGGGAAATAACGTTGACTCAATAAGGATGTTACCATCCGGCAGAGAAAAGATGCTGGGAGGAGCCAATGATGAGCCAACGCAGCAAAAGGGAATTATGGGAAACCATCCAACCGAGGTATCTCAAAGCCTCCAAAGCAGAGAAGCAGAAAATACTGGATGAATTCATCGCCGCGACTGGATACCACCGAAAATACG